AAATGATTCTACAGGAACAAAAGGTAATTCTAATTTACCATATTTAACATTAGAAGCTGCTCAAAGTGCGGCAACTACAGGAGACACTATATATGTTTTTCCTGGCACATATACAGTTACGACAACGGCAACTGAAGGCCTTGCAAAAGATGGTGTTAGTTATTATTTTATGCCTAACACCACAATTAATAAATCGACTGCTGGTGATATGTTTAGAGTAAATGGTTTTACAACAGGATTTAGTGTTTTGGGGTATGGGAACTTTAATAAAACAGGAACTGCTGCGTCTATTTTTTATTGTACTACAGTATCTTCAACAATTAATATAGTTTTTGAAGGTAATGGTTTAACAACTACAACATCTTCAGTAATATTTGATATAAGAAGTACAGGTAAATGTTATTTAAATTTTAAAAACGCATCATCAACAGCAGGGTCTGTAATTAATCTTGATGCTTCTACAGTATCAATTGATATGCATTCAATGACTACAACAACAGGGTCCGTGTTTGTTGGTTCAGGCAGTGGTTTGGCTGGTTATTTTGGGAATTGTAATTTAACAATATATGGTTATTTAATTGAAACAACAAGTGTTTCATTGGGCACATCTGCGCTTTTAGTCTCCTCAAATAATTTGATTAATTTAACCGTCAATTATATAAGAACTGCATCATCTTCAGGTTATGGGATTGCTACTAATGCCCCCGCTCCAACAAGAATTAATCTAAGTGTTACAAGAATTACGGGGTTGGGTAGTACATCAACAATCCCCTACACTACAATTTATTTAGATGGTTTTTCTGATAATATTACAGGTAAACTTAACTTAATTGGGGGTGAAGTAAGAGTAGTTAACATAACTGACGGTGAAATTAATACAACATTTAGAGGGTATTATGATAACGCAACAACAGGAACAATAACCGTGTCAGGTGGTAAAGTAGTTTTATTAATGGAAAACCAAGACCCTACAACAGGATTTAATATTAGTGGGGGTGACGTTACATTAAATGGGGTTTGGACAAATGACGACATGGCGGCATCCGCCGATTTAACAGGAGGTATTTTAAGAATGAACTGTGATTACGAATATGGTGGACCAAACTATATAGCATCAAGATATTATGGTATAAAAGTAAATGGAGGAACTTTATTTTTAACGGGGACAATAAGAATTAATTTCCCATCAAGTTTAGGTTTAAACAGTTATCTTTCTTTATTTGCATCACCAATTGAATTTAATTCAGGAAAAATAATTTCAAATGGTGGGACTTTAATATCTAATATTAGTGGTGCTACGGCAATAAGGGCAACGTCTTCGGGATTATCATTAAAAGTTTATGCAGGAGGACTAAACACTAATTTGAATCAAAATGGTGGTGTTCTTGCTGAAAAAAAAATGAGAATAAAATACACTGTTAATTCTGTAGCAACAACAAGTATAGTTTTAAATGATGGAACAGGTGGTAATGAAACATTTACCGAAACTGACACAACAACGTATAATACTACTGCACTTTTAGCACAAAGAATGGTTAGTTTAATTAACGCTTCAGGAACTTTAGATATTACCGCATCACAAGATACACCAGGTACCGATACTTATTTTTATGCCGAATCAGACACCGCAAATAACCAATACACACTTGTTAGTACCACCAATTTAACCGTATTTGCAATAAGTCCGGGTATGTTTTCATTGACGCAATCGGTTTTAGGACCAATAATAGAAGATACAGATATAGAATAATATGGCAATAACACAAAGTACAATAAGAAACGGTAATGGTATAACATTTACAATTGTTGTCGACTCGTCAAGTGAATGGACGGGAGTTACAAATTCAACATATTTTAAAGATTTGTCTGATGGATTAATATATTATAAAAATTCATCAGGCACAGTTATAGGACTATATGACACGTTTACTGGTGGAACAGTAAATGGTTTAACCGCAAATACAATATCTGCAACAACATACCAAAATTTACCTGACAACGTAACGGGTTATTATCTTCCTTTAAGTGGTGGAACAGTAACAGGTGATACAACAATAACTGCAAATTTAACAGTTAGTGGAAATTCAGGAATAAATTGGTTTAGTTCAAACACATCTTCAGATTTAGTAAGAATTACGCAAACAGGAGTAGGAAACGCATTTGTTGTTGAGGACAACACAAATCCAGACTCAACACCGTTTATAATAAATTCAGGTGGAAGTGTTTCTGTTGGAACGACAAGTGTATTTTCAGTTGGTGTCGGTGGTGCAGAAACTAAGTTGAACGCATCAAACGGCTCTTCAGGGGTTGCAACTACTGGGTTACCAATATCAACTGTATTTTTAGCAGAATCTACGATTGGAACAAGTATTGGTTTATTAAGTCCTGATGCTGCAATTTCACAAATATATTTTGGAACACCTTCAGACACATTTGGTTCTTTTTTAAGATGGGATTATACAAATAGAAATTTAATTTTAGCAACAGCAAACAGTACGGGTAAATTAATATTTCAAACGGCAAACGCTGTTGAGGTAGCAAGAATTGACCAAAGTGGTAATATGGGTATTGGTCTTACAGGTGCAACGCAAAAATTAGAAGTTAGTGGTAATACAAGAATATATGGGTCAATGAGTGCTCAGACCGGATATATTTCAGGATCAGGCCAAAACATTCTTACTGTTATTGGTTCAGGAAATAGTACTACTTCACCATTATTTAGTGTTCAAGGATCAAGCGGCGAATTATTTTCAATTACAGATAGTCTAACAGGTTCGTTATTTAGTGTAAATGATATTTCAGGTCTTCCAATATTAGAAACTTTTTCAGATAACACAACATTATGGGGATCATATCAGTCTCCATCATTAAATACAACAACGAAAACAAGTTTAACTGCAGGTACAAACACAATATATTCTATTCCTACAAGTGCTTACACAGGTGCGTTTTATGAATATACTTTAATTAGTACAGGATCAACAGGTGCAAGAGCAGGACAAATTATGTCAATATGGAGTGGTTCGACTGCGAACTTCACTGAAACATCAACAACAGATATTGGAACAACTACTGGTGTAACATTCACAGTTGCTGTTAGTGGAAATAATGCGGTATTAAGTTCATCAGCAACAACAGCCGGATGGACAGTTAAAACAATTATAAGGAGCATATAAAAATGGCTTTTCATTATTCACCAAAAATAGTTACAGACGGTTTAGTGTTGTATTTAGATGCTGCAAATACAAAATCATATGTTTCAGGATCAACATCTTGGAATGATATGAGTAAAAATACCAATAATGGAAACTTAATTAATGGGCCAACTTTTAGTGACACTAATATGGGTTCAATTTCTTTTGACGGCACAGATGATTATTTTATTACACCAACAGGTTTAACACCAACATTAAATATTACATCTGAAATTACTTTAGAAACTTGGTTTAAATCAACCGCACTTGCAAATGTTAGTCACGGAGATAATTTATTTAGTAAAGGGTTGTCAACTGACTTAAATAGTGGTGTTTATGAGTTAAATTTGGCCAATAATACAACGGCAAATAGACCTTCATTTAGAATGAGAATCGGTTCTTCAACCCCATTGTATAGTCCAACAAATATTTTAATAGAATTAAACACAATATACAACGTGGTTTGTACGTATAATGGTAGTATAATGAGAATTTTTGTAAATGGGGTTGAAAGTGGTTCGGGATTATCGACTTCCGGTGCGATACAAAACAATACACAACAATTAACAATTGGTGTTAGATATGTACATAGAACAGGAATCTCTGATTCATTTTTTTCAGGTAATATATACATCTCAAAAATATATAATCGTGCACTTTCATCATCCGAAATTATACAAAATTATAACGCAACTAAAACCAGATTTGGACTTTAAAATATGGCAGGAAGAATAACATATTATGGAGGAATTGTAACACAAGGTTTAGTGTTAGACTTAGATGCCGCTAAACATGATTCATATCCTAGAACAGGTACAGCGTGGAATGATATTTCGGGTAATAGAAATAATGGTACATTGGTAAATGGGCCTACGTTTGATACTGGAAATGGTGGTAGTATAGTGTTTGATGGTGTTGATGATAGAATTGGATCAACTATTTTACAAATAACAAGTGCAATAACTATTTCATTTTGGATGAAGACAACTACAACAGCTAATTTAAATGCTATTGTTTGTAGAGATGAAACAGGTAGTGCTAGATTATGGAATGTAATATACAGAGGTAGTACTCTTAGATATTTAAATTTTGTCGTTTGGCACACTAATGGAACATTTACTGAACTTTTAAGTACTGCTAATATTTTAGATGACGGTCTTTGGAAACATATAGTTTGTACGTATGACGGAACGACAAATACTAATAACTATAGAATATATATTAATGGATCCTTAGATAAACAATCTACACCAAACAGTACCGGTATTAAAACTAACTTAACTACCACCCTAACTTTAGGTTCTTTAACTAATGGTAATGGTTGGTTTTTTAACGGAAATATATCTCAAGTACTCATTTATAACAAATACTTCTCAGTATCCGAAGTACTACAAAACTATAACGCAACTAAAGGAAGATATTTATAACATATGGAAACACAAGATTACACAAACAGAGAATTTATGATATTTAACGTATCTGAATTACCACTTATTGATTTTTCACAAGTATTAGAAACATCAATCGACACAGTTAGAAAAAGTGTTGATGAAACAAAAACATTTGTAAAATGGGATGGAAATACTATTCCATCAAGTGTTGATTCATTAACAACAAAAGAGGGTCCTTATACCTATGAAGAGATTTTGGTAATATTATCGGGACCTGAATGGACAAACAATATTGATTTAGTATGAGCACTGTAAGTGGAAATTACTATGGCGGAATAGTTAGGCAAGGATTACTACTATTATTAGATAGTGCTAAACGCGACTCTTACGTTGGTTATGGGACAGAATGGGCCGATATTTCACGTAATCAGTATAATGCCACATTAATAAATGGACCCACATTTAATTCCGATAATGGAAGAAGTATTGTATTTGATGGGACGAACGATTATGTTAAGGGGGATAGTATATTTAGTGTTTTAAATGGTACAAATAAATTATCGTTATCAATGTGGATTAATGTCACGGATTTATTAAGTAGTAGGATTTTATTTCACATACCAAAAAATCTAACAGCATCTAATTCTCAAGTTTTAATTTTTTTACGTACTACAGGTGTTTTGGACATTTCTGTAAATTCAGCAAGTACATTTTGTAGAAGTATTAGTGGTTCGGTCACTAGTAATATATGGACTAACATAAGTATTAATTTTGATTTATCTCAGGCTACACAATCGAATAGAATAAGACCTTATGTTAACGGAATTGACGTTTTTAGTGTATCCAATAACCCCCCTACGTCATTTCCTGTGTCAACCGGTGAATATTGGTTAGGTGAAGAGTCAAATGGATATCTTAATCCATTCAAAGGAAATATCTCAAATTTAATTTTATATAATAGAGTTTTGACAACTTCAGAAATTTCACAAAACTTTAATGCTTATAGATCTCGTTTTGGTATATGATATATTTATATTAAAATAACAATTACTGGATAGGGAAAGTAATTATGGCAAATGAATTTATAATTAAAAATGGTTTTGTTTCAAAAGGTAACTCAACAATAGAAGGTACTTTTAGCGGATCAACTCTCAAAACAAACACAATAGATACCTCACTTAGGAATTTATACGCATCTGATCTAACACCAACGGTTGATTGGGAGACGACTCAGCTGGTGGGAGTTGGTGGTTCGGTTATTTTGGATTGGACACAAGGAACAATAAAAGATTCGGGACCTAACTTGAGTATTGATTGGAATAATAGGATTTTATATGATGGTAGTGAAATAGGTGTTTTAGATTGGCAAAATAAAATCATGACAGGAATGACTAATGTGACCACCACTGTATTGACAGTAGACGAAACAATCGATTTTTCATCTGCTGGAACTATTTCAGGAGCAGGTTTAGTAATACCAACAACAATACCGGCAGAACCGGTTTCTGGTTCAACCTACGTTGATCTATCCGCATTAAGACTTTATATTTATGACGGAGTAACTTGGAGAAACACAATACTTACTTAAACTAATTCAGGTTTAAAAAACAAACGTTCTTTACTACCAACCATTTGTTTATACCACATATTCTTATCGTCTAACCACACATAAGGATCTTCAGGATTTTCAGTCCAACCGTGTTTAGAATAGTAATCAAAATCTTTACGTAATAAATTTGCCCTATGAGATGAATGAAATTCTTCACAACCTAACCAATTAGGTAAGATAAATTCACCCTCAATTGTTTCATATTCCATAGTATTTTTGAAACCACGTTCTTTCCATACGTCAATACAGTCGTTGTAATATTGTTTGAGGGCGTTTACATAATCACGCCACATTACTGAACATGGGTGGTTTAACCAACCCTTGTAAGGTTTACCATCTTTACGTAAACGACCTGTAATTGCCGATATAATTTGATAAGCCTCAACACGTTGTTTACCAAGACGTTTATTGTCTAAAGACTCTAATGATTTTCTGAAATCAGAATAAGGAAGAAATGTTTGCATAGTACAAAGATAAGAAAATTTTTCTAATTAATTATTGAATAATTGAAAAAAAAGAGATATATATTAAATATAATAAACATAAATTACAAAACAAAAAAATGAAAAAATTAGTTTTACTTTCTGCAGCTTTTTTAACGACAGTATCTCTTTTGACATCTTGTGGTGAAAAAGGAACAGGAAACGCAACTGAATGTGCAAGTGATTGTGCCACTGAATGTGCAACTGCTAATACAACTAAAGTTGATTCTACAAAAGTATCTACAGACGTTGTTGTTGACACAACAGAAAATTAATTAGGAACTAACCTAAAAAAGAAAACCCACTTCAAAAGAGTGGGTTTTTTAATTATTCTTTTTTTGAATAAAAATCACATACCGTTTTTAAGAAAGTTAACATTTCTTCATGTGTAAGGCTGTTCTTTGCTTGGTTACAAATGATACTAATAAACTGTAAGTTTCCTTTAACATAACCTATTTTACTATCAATTCTATCTAAAGATGCTGTATTTAAATTATTACCACCTTCGTTTGGATGTAATAATTTAACCCCACTATATGGGCAAATACCCTTTTGGTTGTTCCATAATTCTAATAAATCTTCTAACCCAACATCGTAATAATGTTTTCTTTTTTTAATCCTTCTGAAATGTTCTCTTAATCCGGTGAAATTGTCTCTCATATTACCGCAGTGAGGTAATAAGTATTTCACATTTTCTTTACTATACTTTTTTAAATGTTCGTGACTTGTATGACCACAACACTTTAAAGAGCAATGATTTTTTCTACCAATTTTTTTATTTCTTGTAACTTCAGATGAATCTTTGTAAAATTCTTTTTTACATTCAGGATTTGAGCACACCACTAATTCTTTTTTTCTATTTGCCATGATCTTTATTATATAAATATCCACATCTCCACAAAAAAGTAGTCCGTCTCCACAAAAATTTAAATAAAAAAACCCACCATAATAAAATAGTGGGTTAAGTGGTGGACCTAGAGGGCTCCGACTCCCTCGTCCAGATCATCTTGTTTAAAAGACACCTACATGTTTAGGTTGGTGTTTTCTAACACCCCAAAATATTTGATTTTATCTTGATCAAAAACAAGTATGGTTTGTTCTTCACTATCGTAAACCAAAAACCAATAGACCACTCAATTTCGGGTTTAGTGGTAATCTACCTTAGTCACTTCTGTTCCTGAGCGTATGTGAACCGGCTCGCGTATCCGTAAACTTCTTAAGCTACAGTTACTTCTTGAGTTGAGATTAGACCCAAAGTCTCAAGGTTGTTTAGCACATTGCCATTTGTAGTGTGAATCAGTTTTTAACGAGATTAATTCAGTCCCGACATGCTTCTTTTATTCAACCAATGCCCGTCAAATCCATTATAGGCCCGTATATCTTAAATAACGATTTTCAAAGAACTTATACAAAGATAATATATTTGTTTCTATTATCCAATATATTTATATAAATATGTTGAAAAAAAAGTTTATTTTCGAAAACGATCATGAAGAAGACCCTGACAACTGGTCTGATTATAAAAACATCATGTATTTGGCTAAAAATAGAATTAGTCCGTATGGTGTTACTTTTGAAACATCTGATGGTAAAAGTTTTGATGATATTATTGAAGTTACTCGCGACGGTATAATTTTTACTTTTGACGGATTAAAAGATTATTTACAATTCTTTTTTCCTGAAGATTACGGTGAAGATAATACTGATGGTGAATGGGATGCTAGTAATTATGAATCAATGTATGAGGGTAACTGGGAGTGGTATAATGATTTTTATGATAGAGATGTTGAAGATTGGAGAGAAGGTTATGTTACAGATCGTTTTAGAAAAAATCATTTAGAATTAATTAGAGATATAACAAAAACTATTTCACCAAGATTATACATAAAACTAACAAATGTTTTAGAAGAAAAAGAGGAATATGATGGAATATTAAATATTGAAGTAAGAGATTTTTTAGATACAATAAATATTGGTGATAATATAGTAGAGGCTTACACTGACGCTAATTACCAAGCAGTTGTAGATGAAATACCAAAAGGAATTAGAGAAACGTATTGTGATTGCTTAAGAAATGTTGGTGTTGAAAGATATAGTAAAAAAACTTGTTTTTGGAAATATGAAATGGATTGGGGGTCTTGTATGATGTTATATGCTCGTTTTGGAACTGATGAAGACAAACTTTTAGATTTATTATTTGAATCAATTAAAAAAGAAGGTATTAGACATTTACCCGCATATTATGAAATGCAATATGAATTTTGGGATGACAATAGATTTGAAACTACATGGAATACAAAAGTTACAGAAGTTCTTGAAAAAAAATTAGAAGACATTCAAAATAATCCTGAAGATTACGATGAAAAATATTTAGAAGTTATTGATAAAGTATCCCAACTTGGAGGAATTAATACTTGGATCAAAACAAAAGATGGTAAATATGAAATATTAATTAGCGATATTGAACCAAGCACTAGTTTAATTAAATATAAAATTAAAGAACCTTATAAGTGGCAAACTAAAGTAGGAAAAACTGATATTGATAGTTTAATAAATATGATTTATAACGAGAAGTTATTTAACATGTTGGAACATATTGATAGATTTTCAATACTTAGAAATAAAACGTTCCTTTAATATCTCATAAAGATAAACCAAATCATCATCATTTATAAAAAGATTATTACCGTCAAAAATATCTGATATTGTAATACCATCTTTTTCTTCAATTACATCAATACTTTCTAATTGATGAACAGGGTAATCTTCAATTTCTTCATCATCTTCAAATTGTAATAAAGAATTCATAACAGTTTGTGGTGTATAAACAATTGGTTTATATTCGTACTTATATTTTTTTAAACCCAATTCTTTAACCATATTTAATCCTGCGGTAATTGCATTTTTTACATCCTCTATTGATACAAATTCTTGGTTTGAATGCATGTTATAATAACCACAAGACATGTTGATACAACAAACATCAATTTTCTTTTTTAGTTGTGATATGTCAGTATATGGGTGTGATTGAACAAGCATTTCATTTCCAAATGCCCTTTCAATAACATCAATTGATTTAATAAAAAATTCACTATCACGATCAAATAAACGAACTCCCGAGCAAATCTCGGATATTAAATGATTTCCCGGAGCATCATATTGAGTAATGTATCCAACATTTTGTAAGAAGTTTTCATCACATTTTGAAGATCCATGACAACCCGTTTCTTCTGAAACAAATAGACCAATTTTTACTTTATCTAATGTTTTAAGTAATTCTAAACAGATAAAAATACCACATTTATCATCACCACCAATACCTGTTGGATTACCGTCTTCGGTATATGCCTTCAAACACGGAACCTCATCATTATTAAATGTTTTACCAAAAGTGTTTGGTCTGATGAGGTTCTCTTCTTTTACGATAATTTTATCTACCTTTTGATGAACGGTGTCCGTGTGGGCAATAAACATTGGGTAGTATTCACCTTCGTTTAATTCGCCTTTAGTTGCATATATATTCATCATATTATCTCGGTAGTAGGAGACGCCTGGAATTGTGTCAAGTTCATTACAAAGATATTCTACCATATCTTCTTCTTGATATGTTTTAGAAGGGATTGATAGTAACTCTTTGAATTTAGATAGGTTCATTTTCTTTTTTTGTAAAGGTAATATATTTATTTATAAAAACAAAAATTTATGAAAAATATTTTATTAAGTCTTAATGATGGTGAAAAGAAAAGAATACTTGAAATGCATTATAACGCGGCAGGTAAAACATTAATATCTAATTATAATGAAAAAAGTGGTAGATTTAATATTAATGAAGGTGGATTAAATTTACCAGAAGTAAGATTGAATTTTCCTGCTGGAGAATATAGACCAACAGAAGCAATTAAAGTAAAATTAAAGGGAGATTTGGCATCTTTAGTTAATTTTATAAAAAATCCCGACCCTGGTTTTAAAAATCACTACATTCAAATTAACGTTGAAGCTAGTGCTGATGCTTCTAGACTTAGCCAAAGCGCATTACAATTATGTGCAGATTTAGGTATAACATCAAGTATGTCCGCTCAAGAACAAAACGAAACACTATCAAGGGCCAGAATGCAAACCGCAGTTGATCTAATAAAGAAAATATTAACAGAAGATTTGGGTATTACACAAAATGAGTTAGATAAGTCAGTGATAATTAATGGAACAAATAAGGTTAGTACCTCTCAAAACAATCCAAATGATAGATATGTAAAGGCCACGTTTTCTAAAGGAAAAGAAAAAGAAGATGATGTACCACCACCAATTACCGCAACCACAGAAAATTTAAAATGTAACTTACCGCCAACCGAGTATGCGGGGAAAGAAAGTTTAAAACCTCCTTATGTTGGTTATTCACAAACCTTTTCTACACCAATAGGTGTTGGGGATCAAATGACAATATATTTTGACCCTGTAGATTTCCCTGATGCCTTTTACATAAAAGTAGGTGAGGGTGGTGACGGTAGAGAGGCGTTCAGTGGATTTATTGGTATGACATCAAAGGGTAAAGGTAGGGGTATGAGAAATTTTGTTAGTGAGTTGGCGGATCTTAAATCCAAAGGATTAAAAACTGACGTAGATAATTTTATTAAATCAGTTGGTGGTACATTAACAACAAAAGACGACGAATATGTACCAATAGGTAATTTAACGGAGATAAAAACACTTATATCTGATACCGCAAAAACATTATTGAAAAAAGAAAATTGGGCACCATACCTAACCGCGATGATTGGCATGAACCCAAAGACAACATGGGCAAAAACATCACTACCTGGTTTTTATGTTGATATGAACTTTTTTGAAAAAAGTAAATGGAAAATTATTAGAAAATTAATTAAAAATGGAGGTTTTGGAATACCTAAAACTTGGGATAAGAAAAAAAAGTCGGCATTTTTAAACACTATAAATAATAGAAGTGTAGGTATGGATGGTGCAAGACTAGAACAACTACCAATAACTCCAGATGTTCTAGTTGAGTTAGCTAAAGAAGGAAAAATCTATTCTTTAATATTACTAAGGTCTAAATTTGATATAGTTTCAAAAGGAAAAAATAAAGCTGAGTTAAAATGGCAATTTAGTTTTACTAAACAAACAGAAAACGAAACAATACAACTTTATGTTTTTTCACCATTAGAAGGTACTATATTTTATATGTCTACAAAATGTCAGACATCATAAAATTAATTGTTAAATAAAACACATTTTTCTAATTCAGGAACGTTTTTAATGGATGTAATAATAACATCATACGTTAAATAACTTTTTTGATCGTCAATTGTTTTATTCGTTACACAAATACCCAATATAATTGGCTTTGAGTATTTATTGTTATCAAAACTAAACCATTTAACGTGTGAACAATTGTATTTTGAAATTAAAATTTTAAAAACTGAATCCACAAGATTAGTAACATTTTTTTCAGATTTACTAATATATAATGTAAATTTTTGATAATCGTATGCCGCCCATTCATTACTATATCCCGTTTCAAAAATAATTTTGTCTTTATCGATTTTATCATGCAATTTATAAAATATTGAACTAATAAAATTAGACTCGTAAGTAGTGTCTATTTTACCTAAGTTTTTATCTAAACGAATTTGGTTCATTGAACTTAATATTGATTCTTTAATCAAATACTCATTTGATTGTGAAAAAACAAAATTTAAAAATAAACAAGAAATTAAGGTTAATAACGTTTTCATAATAGTGTATTTAATTATTTATAATACAAACTTACGAAAACTTTTAGAATCTACAAAATGTTTTTTCTTTTTTTTGTGGGTTTTTTTATTTTAACCTCTGTTTTTTTATCTTTTTCGTTATATGATAATGTAAATTTAGAACCTTTTTCTGGATTGTCGGAAATAATTTTATCAGTCACAGCATCATCAACCCACTTTTGAATTGTTCTTTTTAATATTCTTGCACCAAATCTAGTGTCTGTACCTACAGAAATGATATGTTTTTTCAAACTTTCTTCTACTTCTAATTCAAAATCAATTCCATTAATTCTTTCATATACTTTTACTAATTCAATTTCTACAATTTTTAATAAATCATTTTCAGTAAGATCTTTAAAGTATATTATCTCGTCAAATCTATTTATAAATTCAGGTGCAAACTTTTTAAATAATTCTTTTTCTAATACTGATTTAATTTCCTCATCTTTTTGTTCTTGCTTAGTGTTTGTTGAAAAACCAACACCTGTACCATATTGTTGAACTATTCTAGTACCAACATTAGAGGTCATTAATATTATACAATTTTTGAAATTAATTTTTCTTCCGTGACCATCAGTTAAAAATCCTTCATCTAACATCTGTAAAAATACGTTGAATATTTCGGGATGTGCCTTTTCAATCTCATCTAATAAAATAACTGAATAAGGTTTATTTTTAATTTTATTTAAAAATGGAGACCCATCCTCATACCCAACATAACCTGGTGAAGTTCCTGTTAATTTTGATGTTGCAATCTTATCTGAAAATTCACTCATATCTAATCTTATCAATGCATCTTCACTATTAAACATATGTTTTGCCAATTGTTTTGCTAACTCAGTTTTACCGACACCCGAATTACCAATTAATAAACCACTAAATATTGGTTTTTTAGGATCATTTAAACCAACTTTATTTCTTTGGATTGCTCTTGAAATTTTTGATACGGCGTCATCTTGACCTATTACTTTAGAACATAAAGTTTCTTTTAGGGTTTTTAATTGCTCTGTCTCGTCCGTTGATATTTTAGAAATAGGTATTTTTGTAATTAATGATGCTACGTCATAAACCACATCTTCAGTAACTTCCCTTTTAAATAAATTTCTATTTTTTTCAAACTCAGATTTTTCTCTTTCTAAATCATTTAAAATTTTTCTTTCTTTATCTCTAAGGTTTGCTGCTTCCTCATATCTTTGACTATTAATAACTTTTACTTTTTCTTCTTTTATTTCTTGTGCTTGTCTTTTTAAATCCTCAATAATTTCAGGTAATTTAATTTCTACTTGTGATCTAGCACCAACCTCATCAATAATATCAAAAGCTTTATCAGGGAATTCTCTATCTGTAATATATCTATCTGCTAACTCAACACATAATTTTAATATATCATCACTATAAGTGACTTTATGGTGGTCTTCATATCTTTCTTTAACATTTTTTAATATTTGTAGAGTTTCTTCTTTTGTTGATGGGTCCACCATAACTTTTTGAAATCTTCTTTCTAATGCGCCATCCTTTTCAATATTTTTTCTGTATTCCTCAAGTGTGGTTGCCCCAATACACTGTAGTTCACCTCTTGAAAGCGCAGGTTTAAAGATATTTGACGCATCCATAGACCCTGAGGCGTTACCTGCACCAATCATCGTATGTATTTCGTCGATGAATACAATTATATCAGGATTATTATATAACTCTTCCATTATAACCTTCATTCTTTCTTCAAATTGACCTCTGTATTTAGTACCTGCAACAATTGAGGTCATATCTAATGAAACAATTCTTTTTCCCGCTAAATTTTGAGGACAATCCCCCTCAAAAATTTTTTTAGCTAATCCCTCAACTATAGCTGTTTTACCACAACCTGGTTCGCCTAATATAATTGGATTATTTTTTTTTCTTCTTGAAAGAATTTGAGCAATTCTATTAATCTCATTTTCTCTACCAACAACGGGATCCAATTTTCCCTCTTCTGCTAATTTTATAAGGTCTCTTGAAAAGTTGTCTAAAACAGGTGTTTTTGTTTTTGTCTCTGTATTTTTATTTTTAGATTTTTCTGATTCGTCAAATGATTCAATCATAATAATTTTTTTAATTTTTTATTTGTCTAAAAGTTAATTAAATATAGATTAATAATCAATAATTTTTAATTTTTTATCATAATGTCATATATACTGACATTTTGTCATATTTTTTTTATTTGGCATTTAATTGGTGTAAAATCGTACCAAAATAAACTTATAAAAAAATAAAATTATGTTTAGTAGAAATTTTGAAAAATTATTTAACGAACTATGGTCATCAGATCCATTTTTTAATGGTGGTAATTGGGAAAGAAAAAACTATAAGTCTGAAGATGGAAGTATTTCTTTTACCTACATTACAAATAAACGTGGAAACCTTAATAAACAAGATGAGATATCTTTATTAAAACAAAAATTAGATATTGCGGTTGATAAACAAAATTTTGAGGAAGCAGTAGAACTCAGAGACAAAATTAAAAATTTAGAAAAAAATAAAGAAGAACTTATAAAACTTAATAAAGAACTAGATGAATGTGTAAAAAAACAAGATTTTGAAAATGCGATAATAATTAGAGACAAAATTAAAGATTTAAAATAATTCGTTCTTTTTGAGTTTTGAATCCACCCAAAAGGTGGATTTTTTTTTTAATTAATATATTTTATAAATAAAAGATTATGGCAATTAAAAAGACTGAAATTATTGGAACAAAAATTATTTGCGAAGTAGAGTCGAGTAATTTAAAAAAAACTGAATACGATTTAGACACAAAAAAACTAATTGTTGAATTTAAAAATGGTATGTCTTATGAATATGATGAAGTACCACATACCACATACACACAATTTAGGTTGTCTGATTCACAAGGAAAATTCTTCAATACACAAATATCAAAAACATATAAATACAAAAAACTAAATAATTAATTTTTTGCCATATTTATTATTATGGCGATCAGCAAAAAAATTATAAATAGTTTTTATTTACAGGAAGAATTAAATCCTGATGTTTGGGACTTACCAAATGAAAAATATATGGGAGATAAAGATGCTCAAAATTATAAATTAAAACCATTAATTAGAGAACGTTTATTAAAAGTTGCCGAAATTTTTATAGATTATTTAGATACAGACTTATTTATACAAGATGTTATTTTTGTAGGTTCTTTAGTTGGTTATAATTGGAGCGAATTTTCTGATTTTGATTTACACATTTTAATTGATTTGAACGAGGCAGGAGAAGATAAAGAAATGTATGAAGAATTATTTAGACTAAAAAAATCAATATTTAACGCGGCTCACGATATTTCAATTAGAGGTTTTGAAACAGAACTTTATGTTCAAGATTTGAATGAAAAAAATGAAAGTCAAGGTGTTTATTCTATTTTAAAAGACAAATGGATAAAGGTCCCTAAAAAAGAAGATTTTAAAATAGATGAAAAAAAATTAAAAGAAAAAATTAAACAATGGACCGACATTATTGATGGTGTTTTAGAAAACGCCGAAGATGAGGATATTGAAGGAGCATTAAAACTTGTAAAAAAATATAGAGAAAAACTTAGAAAATATCGAACATGTGGTTTAAAAAGAGAAGGTGAATATTCTTATGAAAATTTAGTTTTTAAATACCTAAGAAGAAATGGTTATATTGGAAAACTTGAAAACTTTAAAAATAAATTTGTAGATAAAAAGTTGTCTTTAAAGTAATAATATATATACAAAAATATAAAATACAAATTATGCGTATATTTATATATAAAAATATTTTATCACATAATTTGTGTAAATAATTTATTAAATAACAAAAAAAAATAATATGGCAGATTTAAAACCACTTGGTAGCGAGAAATTACAAGGAATGGATAAAATTAGAAGGATTTTAGAAATCGCTCAATACAAAGAAACACCAAAACAAAATATAAATGAAACCTCATCTACTGATTATACAGTCACGTTAGCGGATGGTTATACATATGGTATTGTTAAAGAAAGATCGGGTTACATAATTAAAAAAGGTTTGAATGAAACTGCTTTGGGTTATTCAGAACCAATACCACAAAGAAAATATTTCAGATCTTATTCTGAAGCGATGAAAAAACTCAATTTGACCGCAGCTGAACTTAATAGAATTTATGAAAATGAGGAAGGTATTGCGTTAATTGGCGAACAAGCCGGTCAAAAAAAAAAGTTCGTACTAAAAGTACCTAAAAAAGGTGGAAACAAAACACCTGATGTGGGAGGATCTACACCTGCCGCACCAGCACCACCAGCGGCTCCAACAACACCCCCAGGAGGTGAAGAAGGACCTGTAGGTGAACCTACGTCTGACGCTGGAGGATTACCTGAATTAAGTACAGAACCAACAGCAACACCCGAAAGCGGAGAGCCAACAGGAGAACCAGGGTCAGAAACACCAACAGGAGAACCTGAAGGTGATATGGGTGCAACACCTGAATTAAGTACAGAACCAACAGGAGGGCCTGAAGGCGATGAAGAACCTATGGGGGAACCAACAGGAGAACCTGAAGGAGGAGATGATTTAGATTTAGATGGTGGAACTAGACCACCAAGTTTTAAATCAATACAAAGATTAACCGGTAAATTAAGTCAAAGATTAAGAACAATAGAAAAAGAAAAAAGTTTAGAGTCTGACGATATTAAATACGTTTTAAATTCAATCATATCTGCCTTAAATTTAGATAATTTAGAAGAAGATGATAGAGAAGATATACTTTCTAAATTCGATGAAGATGAATCCGAGTATGGTGCCGAGGGGGAAGGAGATCTTGATATGTCTTCAGAAGATGATTTTGATATGGGAGGATCTGAAGATATGGGATCACCTGAAGATACTGGAGGACCGGTTGGAGAACCAATGGAAACTCACAATAGATTTAATGAATCGGTTGTTGAGAAGGTATTAGGTGGATATTTCAAATACAAACCAAATGAGAAAAAAATATTAGAAGAAAAAAGAAAAAAAGAATTTTTAAAAAATCAATTAAAAAACGCCGAAATAAAAAAAGAAATAAGACAAATGTCAGAAAGTATCGAACAAATGAAAGCGTCTTTTAAACTTCTAAATGAAAATGCCAAATTTGTTGGAAAAACAAATAAAGAAAATTTAATTTTTATTAAAAACGGAAAACAATTAAAGGTAACTCAAAGAGGAAGAATTTTATGAAATTAGTTTATATAAATGAGTTAGGTCCAAATTATAAAGGGGATAATATATACGAATTTATTTTCTCAGATATGGACGATGTTTGGGGTGAGGATTGGGATGCGGAACCGGCCGCGGGAAAACCACTTCCGCCTAATATTAATTACATAGAAAAGGTTGGGGTTTTAAAAAATTCAGAAATAGAATTAATTTTGATTCAAAATTCAGACTATTTTGGGGTTTATGATGCAATTGATGGTGTTATTTCTTTAGGTTGGGAAAATGCAAATAGTGACGATATATTAATACATAAAAGAAAAAGACTTGTTTTCAATTATGGTGAGAGTATAAAGTCAATTGAAGATAAATTATATGAACGAGACATCGTATTAAATTGGGAAAAAAACTTTGTTAAAAATGAATCACATTAATTATAAAATAGGCGTATTATTACACGAAGGATTTTCTATGAAAACCTTAGAAAAATTCAATAATAAACAAATTGATTTATTATATGAAAAAGTAAAAAAAGAAAAAACTAAGGAGTTTGGTGAACAATTAGACATGGTCGTTAAAAAAGATAAATTGACAGACCCTAAAACAATTGATGCTATGAAAAAAGTTGCGCCAGGTACAAAAGTAACTATCGAAACTGAAGTTACCGAAAAGTCTGTATCAAGAAAACAACAAAAAGCCATGGGAATCGCATTAGCGGCAAAAAAAGGAGATATACCTAAAAGTGAACTGAAAGGCTCATCTAAAGAAATGGTTAAAATGTCAAAAAGTGATTTAGAGGATTTTGCATCAACAAAACATAAAGGATTACCGGAGAAAAAAACAAAAAGTAAAAAATCTGAAGTTAAAAAACTTGAAGAGAATATTTTAAAAATAGTGGAAAATCATTTACCTCCACACACAACAAAGGCGGAACTACTTAAAGTTATTAAAGGATACAAAAGATAATGAATGTCTTTATCAAAAGAACAAGCACTTTTAGAATATGCTAAATGCGTAAATGATACACCATACGCACTTAAAACATATTTACAAACTTACGACAACACACAATCAAAATATGTTCCATTAGAATTATTTAACGATCAAGTAACTCTCGTAAAAGATTATGACACCTGTGAAGAAAATATCGCACTTAAATATAGACAGGCTGGTGTATCAACAGTAACCTCTGCATGGGCGTCAAAAAGATTAGTATTTGCCCGTAAAGAAAAACCCGAAAAAATTCTAATTATTGCCAACAAACTAGATACTGCCGTTGAAATGGCAAATAAAGTTAGGGCATTTGTTGACCAATGGCCAAAATGGATGGGTGTTACGTTTTCAAATGAAAAAAATTCACAAAGACATTTTAAATTAACTAACGGTTGTGAAGTAAAGGCGGTTGCAACATCAAAAGATGCGTTACGTGGATATACACCAACGATTCTTATTTTCGACGAAGCGGCATATATTGATGCCGACGAAGATTTTTGGTCAGCATGTATGGCGTCCCTATCAACAGGAGGTAAAGTGATTGTTATTTCAACACCAAATGGATTTGATCCAATATATTACTCAATATACAGTCAGGCAATTAAAGGAATGAATGACTTTAGAATTACTGAAATGTATTGGTTTAGGGATCCTAGATACTCTAAAGATTTAAAATTAATTAAATGTAATGATATTGTACATTACATGTTAAATAGAGCAGACTATAAAGACGATGAAATTACTATAGATTATACCAATACTAAAGTTGGTGACAGAGATTTCCAAGAAATAAAACAAAAAATAGAAAACGAGGGGTATAAAGCCTATAGTTCTTGGTTTGAGGCCATGGCTAAAAAGTTAAAGTTTGATAGAAGAAAAATTTCTCAGGAACTTGAATGTAACTTTTTGGGTTCTGGTGATAACGTTATTCCACCTGAAACAATGAAATCAATTAAGGATAATCAATTAAAAGAACCTGAAAATAAGTACATGGGTGGGGTTCTTTGGCAGTGGAAAGAACCAATAGAGGGTCATAAATACATAATGGGGATGGACGTTTCTAGAGGTGATAGTGAAGATTTTACAACATTTACAATAATAGATTTTGATGAAAGGGAACAGGTTTTAGAATACTTAGCAAAAGTCCCACCTGATGTTGTTGCAGAAATCGCATTCAAATGGGCAACTATGTATAATGCATTTATTGTGACAGATATAACAGGAGGTATGGGTGTCGCAACTTCAAGAAAACTTCAAGAATTAGGTTACAAAAATCTTTATATAGATGGTGTTAATCTTGCAGACAAATGGAAGTGGGATCCAAAGGCAAATGAAAAAATACCCGGTATAAACTTCAACTCTAAAAGAGTTCAAATAGTTGCCGCTTTTGAGGAGGCATTAAGACACGATTTTGGAGTAAGATCCCAAAGATTATTTAATGAGCTTAATACTTTTGTTTATGTTAATGGAAAACCGGATCACCAAAAAGGTCAACATGACGATTTAATTATGGCGTTGGCTATGGCGTTATATGTTGCAGAAACGTCTTTTTCTAAATTAGAAAAAGCGACAGAACAAGCAAAAGCGATGTTAAATTCTTGGTCTACGGAGAAAAAAGAATTTAAAGAATCTTCTCAAAACTTTAATCCTGGATTACCTGTTGGGTATGTAGATAATATGTATATGAGTAGAAGTACGTTAACTCAAAGTGATTACCAAAACTATTTATGGTTATTCGGTAAAAAAAGAGTTTAGTTTATAAATTATAGAATTATTTTTAAAATAAAAAAATATGGCAGAACAAAAATATACAGTTTGGCAGAGATTAGGTAGAGTTTTTGGACCTAATTCAACTATGGACCAACAGGCTCCTGTTTTCAAATTTGATAAAAAACAATTACTGAAAACAACAGATAAATCTGAATTTGAAAAAGAAAAACTTGAAGCCCAACAAACTATGTATGTTGGTAAACAATGGCAAAGAGTCGAGACTAATCTTTATCAACAGGCGGTTTATTATGAACCAACAAGAATGGCCTCATATTATGATTATGAGTCTATGGAATATACGCCTGAAATATCGGCGGCTCTTGATATATACTCTGAAGAATCCACAACACCTGACCAAGACGGGTTAATATTGAGGGTTTATTCTGAATCAAAAAGAATAAAACAAGTATTAACTGACTTATTTCAAAATAAATTAGATATAAATACAAATTTACCTATGTGGACAAGAAACACATGTAAGTTTGGTGACAATTTTGTTTATCTAAAATTAGATCCCGAAAATGGGGTCGTTGGTTGCCAACAATTACCTAACATACAAATTGAAAGATTAGAAAAAGGTATGAGATTTCAACCAGACAAATATTCACAAGAAATGGAAAATGATGCTTTGAAGTTTGTTTGGAAAGAAAAAAACATGGAATTTAATACTTGGGAAATTGCACATTTTAGAATTTTAGGAGATGATAGAAAACTACCATATGGGACATCTATGTTAGAAAAAGCAAGGCGTATTTGGAAACAATTATTACTATCCGAAGATGCGATGTTAGTATATAGAGTTTCAAGAGCACCTGAAAGAAGAGTTTTCAAGATTTTTGTAGGTAATATGGACGATAAAGATGTTGACGCTTACGTTCAAAAAGTTGCAAATAAATTTAAAAGAGATCAAATTGCCGACCCACAAACAGGAAATGTTGATTTAAGATATAATCAGTTAGCGGTAGATCAAGATTATTTTATTCCTGTTAGAGATGCTGGTGCTGCAAATCCAATAGACACGTTACCTGCGGGTCAGAATTTAGCGGAAATTGCAGATATTGAATATATACAGAAAAAATTAGTAACAGCATTAAGGATACCTAAGGCATATTTAGGTTTTGAAGAGGCTGTAGGTGATGGAAAAAATCTATCACTATTAGATATTAGATTTGCAAGAACTATTAATAGAATACAAAAATCTATGATTGCTGAGTTGAATAAAATTGCAATCATACATTTATTTTTACTTGGGTTTGAAGATGAGTTAACTAACTTTACTTTGAGTTTAAATAATCCTTCAAAACAAGGTGAACTTTTATCTATAGAAATTTGGAAAGAAAAAATAACTCTATACAAAGATGCGGTTGCTGAAGTTCCAAATTCATTAGCACCAACATCGGCGTCTTGGGCTAAAAAACACATTTTAGGGTTTTCTGATGAGGAAATAAGACTAGATATTCAACAACAAAGAATAGAAAGGGCAGTTTATGGTGAATTAGCTAAGACACCTGAAGTTATAACTAAAACAGGTTTATTTGATAATATTGATCAGCTTTATACTAAAAAAGAAGCGGGAGCGGCAGGTACGGCACCTGGAGTAGCACCGGCACCTGGAGGAACGCCGGAACCTGGAGGAGTACCTGAAGCAGGCGGGTCTCCACCATCACCAACATCTGAACCACCTCCAGGAGGTGAAGTAACTCCCGAAAGTTTCAAACGAAATGATCTAAATTTATTGTTAGAAGATAGCCTATATTACGGTAAAACATCAATAGATTTATCAAAAGGAAGATTATCTTTAGATCAAGTAGACAAAAAACTGAAAGATTTAATTGATAAGTGATATTTATAAATAAAAATCATATGAGCACTTTTGGTACAATAAAAACAAAAATAGAAAACACGGCTACTGAATTAGCAAAAAAACCATCATTTAAAAGATTTATATTTGAATTGAATTCTTTGGTTTTAAAAAATAAAGACCTTTGTGAGTTATATTATATTTATGATGATTTATCATCAAATAAAGGATTACCTTCAGATATTGCTAACGATTACATAAATGAAACCGTTGAATATTCTCAAATATTACTTGAAAGTCAATCTAAAAGATTAGAAGATATTTCTCTATGGATAAACTCATGGAATAATAAAAATCAAAACAATTACTCGGACATTGATAATGCTGTTTATACTACGGGAATTAGAAATTTAGAAAGTATTTTGGAATCTAAAAAAAATATAAAAAATACAATTACAAAAGAAGAGAGTAAAAAATCTGTAACAGAAAGTGTTAATTTACCAATTTCGTCGATGGTAAAAATTGCAAATGAAAATTTAAAAAAAGAATTAAACTCATTAAATGAAAATGATAAAAAACAGTTAGACGAAATATTATCACTAACAGGTGAAGAATTAAAAGAAAATTTTGATAAAGTAAAAAATATTGTTTTGGAAAATTTAAAAAGTTCAATAAATGAATCAAAAGATGATGAACTAAAGGTTGCAATTAACAAAACAATCAATAAAATAATGGAGTCTAAATGTAACCATTATGATTATTATAAACTAAAAAAATTAAGTTTGGGACTATGAAAAATTTTTTTAAAGGAATCGGTAGATTGTTTATGGACAGCCAAGGTAACGCTTCTTCCAAAAGATTTGTAGGAATACTTTGTGGTGTTTCTCTTTGTGTTACTTTGTATGCTAATAGCTACACGCACGGAGACATTAAACCGTCTGACACGTTAGTTAATGCGGTAGCAATGTTAGCGTTTGGTTGTTTAGGTCTTACTTCTACTGAAAAGATTTTTGGAAAAAAATCAGAAGAGAAAAAAGAAGAAACTCAAGAAAACATTTGATTCTTTTGTTTGTATTTTGCTTTTTGAACTTGAGCCCTTCGTTTTACGGAGGGTTTTTTATATTCTTGACGTTCTTGTAGTTTTTGGATTTGTTTAGTTTTATATATTTTAAACTTATATGTTTTTAATGCTTGTTCTAAAGACTTTTCGTTTTTTACATGTACAATAATCATAAATTTTTTTTGGTTTTACAATATAAATAGTAGATATTTTTTTAATTTTTGACAAGTATATCATTTTTAATTATAATTGTTAAAAATAAACTCGAAAGAAATGAAAAATGAAAAAAGGAAAAACATCAAAATTAAACATTTTTGATGATGCAAAATGTCACTACGGTACTGTCGACTCTAAAGAATTAAAATCAATTTATTTAGTATTACAAACATGGGTTGAACCTATAGTTGATGATGACAATAATTGGAATAAAATAACTGGTTTAATAAAGAGACAAATTTTACATACACTATTAGAGGTTGTTGATTTCACAACATTTGAAAAAAAACAAATAGTTGACCTTGATTTAAGAACAAGTGGGATACAAAGAAACAAAAAAAGTTTTTTAAATTTAGAAATAACTTTATTTGTGCATGAAAAAAATGTAGATTTTAAATCTTTAATTTTAAGGTCTAAAATAAAAAAAATAATCACATCTGTTTATTACGATGACCTAAAAAAATCTAAGTATTTTACTTTAAGTAAAACAAAAATAAAAGAAACCGAATTAATATAATATTTATCATAAAAAACATTATGAAAATATTAGGTCCAAATGATATAGGTAAAGGTATTTTAGTTGAGTGGGATGCTGGTACACTTAACCCAAATGAGTATAGAAATAGCCAAGTAATAAAAGAATCTTACGGTCAATTAGATCACTCTAAACCGTTTGTATTTTATGCAACATTACAAAAATACGGAGTACCAAACAGAAACGGAAGAATTTATCCTGAAAAAATATTAAAAAGAGAAGCCGATAGGTATAAAGAAATGATTAATAGGGGTATGTCGATATCTGAATTAAATCACCCTGAGTCTTCTCTTATTGATTTAGATAGAGTTGCGCATTTAATTACCGATATTTGGTGGGAAGATAATGTATTGATGGGAAAAATTAAATTACTAACAACACCTGGTTTCCATGAAAGAGGTATTGTTTCTTCAAAAGGTGATGTTGCGGCAAATATGATGAGACAAGGAGTGACTATGGGGGTATCTTCAAGAGGGGTTGGTTCTTTAGTTAAAAAGGGAGAACAAAACGAGGTACAAGAAGATTTTGAATTAATTTGTTTTGATTTGGTTTCGTCACCATCGACACCCGGAGCATACCTTTATTTAAATAAAGAAGACAGACCAAAATATGAGGAAAAACTAACAGAACATGAAAATATAGAGACTAGCTCAAATCCTTTTGGTAAATCTATTGACTTAATGAAAAGATTATCCGATTATTTGGATAAATAAAATTATTAAGAAATGGAAGAAAAATATTTTGTAGCTAGAGTAACTACCGACATGGTAGATGAAAACACAGGGAAAGTTAAAAAAATTAAAGAAGAAAAATTAGTTAAAGCATATTCACCAACAGATGTTGAAGCTAAAGTAACAAAGGCTTATGAAACATATACTATGGATTGGAGAATTACTGCAATTGTTGAAAGTAAAATAGATGAGGTGATAGAATAAAAAAAAAATTAAATCTAAATTAAAAAACGGAAGTCATGTTGGCTTCCGTTTTTTTTTGTCTAAAATTAACTTTTTTATAAAGGCAATATATTTATTTATAAAATAAACAATAATAAAGCAAAAAATATTGCATTTTTTATGGAAAAAAACAAATCTGTAGTTGAACAAACTTTATTGCAAATTAAAGCAGTTGAGGATGCTATCAGTGAAAACGCAAAAGGAATACTTGCTTCAACAATGAAACAAGAAATCAGTGAATTAGTAAAAGAATCCCTAAAAGGGAAAAATAATCTACACGAACAAGATGAAAACGATCCTGAAATGGATGAACCTGAAATTGAAGGTGATGATCAGCTCGCGACTGACGTTGAACCTGAAATAGATGGAGAAGAAGATGGTGTAGAAGATTCTGAGGAAATTGACGCTGAAATGGCGATGGATTCCGAAGAAGATAATCAAGAAGAATTACCACCATTGGATATGACGCAAGCTTCACCTGATGAAGTTTTACGTGTATTTAAGGCGATGGGAGATCAGGACGGTATAATTGTTAAAAAACAAGATGATGGAGACATTCATTTAGTTGATAGTAACAATAATACAGAATACCTAATTTCATTTGGTGGTGAGTCTGAACCAATACAAGATAATGTAATGGAAAATGAAGATAAAGACGATTTTTTAAGTGCATTGAGTGATTCTTTGTACGGTAGTGAAATGGAAGAACAGTACGATGATGAAGATGAAGATTTTATGTCTTTTGATGATGAATTTAATGAAGGATATGAAGAGATGGGTGAAAATGAAAATTTTTACGAAATGTCTGAAGATGATTTAGAATCTGTTATGGAAACATTTAAATATAGTAAAAAGCCTAACATGGAAGGTGGGTTCGATGAAGAAATGAAAGAAGGACCTAAAAGACATGGTAAAAATGGAAATGCTAAAAATGCGACTAAATACCCTTCTAAAATGAAACACGGCGTTACTGAAACTGATCACGAAGAAGAAGAATTTGAAGCTTGGGAAGAAGAAGAATATGAAGATGTTATGCCTTATGAAGAAGACGTTGATATGGAAACTACTGAAGCTTCTAGAACTTTAGGTAATGGTAAATATTGGGGTAGAAAAGGTTTACCTAAACCAAGAACAGCACCTAGACACTTAAAAGTTGAATCAGTTAACAAGGAATTAGAAGTTTTGAGAGAAAAAAATGAGGAATATAAAAAAGCATTAGATTTTTTTAGAAATAAATTAAACGAAGTTGCCGTATTTAATTCTAATCTCGCATATTCTACAAGATTGTTTACTGAACACTCAACAACAAAACAAGAAAAGATTAATATTCTTAGAAGATTTGATAATGTTGAATCATTAAAAGAATCAAAAAATCTTTACAAAACAATTAAAAACGAATTAGATGGTGAAGTAACTAATAATGTGGTTAAAGAATCTATAACTGAAAGAGTTATAAAAACACCTAAGACTGGTTCTTCAACAAATCTAATTGAAAATAAAACTTATGAGAATCCTCAGTTCTTGAGAATGAAGGATTTGATGGCAAAAATTAAATAAAAATAAACTTTTTTAAAAATCTGTATATTTATATACAAAATAATAAAAAAAAATAAACTCTAATTAAAAAATTAAAAAATGGGAGCATTATTAGAATCAGGTCTTGTTGGTAACATCGGTCTTAAGCACTTGAAAGTTATCAAAGAAGATACAATTAACAAATGGGATAGATTAGGATTCCTAGATGGTTTGAAAGGACACATTAAAGAGAACATGGCACAATTATATGAAAACCAAGCATCTCACCTAATTAACGAAGCGGCGTCTACTGATAGTTCAGGTTCATTCGAAACAGTAGTATTTCCTATCGTTAGAAGAGTATTCTCTAAATTATTAGCTAATGATTTAGTATCAGTACAAGCAATGAATTTACCAATCGGTAAATTATTCTACTTTGTACCAAGAATTCAAGGTTATTCTTCTTCAACTGATCAAACAGCGGCTAACGCTTATGGTGGTGACGCATATCACTATTCACCTGTTGGATCTCCATCTAACACAGGTACAACTGGTGTTGGTGCTGGATACCCACCTAACTCAAACGCTTTCGGTAAAAGTCTTTATGATTTATTTTATGAAGGGGCTGAAGGTCAATTAAACCCTCCAGGATTATTTGATTATTCAAAAGGAAAATGGTCGGCAGTTACTTCAACTGCAACTGTTAAAGTTTGGAGCAATGGTACATTAGTTAATGCTACTAACCAATACCCTAGCGGAACTAACGTAAGAAAAGTAATTTTGGAGCTTGGTGGTTTTACAACTGCAGGTACTGGAAAATTAATTGGTCCTGATGGTAGTGAAGTAGATACTGAAACTTTCCTTTCTGATTTGAGAATTTTCTCTAATGTTGCAAAGGCGTCTTCAGTTTTATCTGCGTCCACACCATGTAACGTTGTTTATAACAGTGACGGTAACCCTAATTCATTATTATTTAGAGTTGTTACTCAACAATATGGTAGAGGTATTGTAAACCCTACATCCACTCAAACACCAACTTCATGGGCATCTACAGGAAATGGTGGTTCTTATGATGATATTTGTACACAAAACGGTAAAATATTATTGGAGGTTGATCTTTCTTGTCCGGTGTGTGCCGATTGTAATGCTACGTCACTAGACGGTTATACAGGTACTACATTAACTGGTGGTTTAAGTGGTACTCCATTCTCAGCTGTTTGGAGAAGATATGCTAACTTAGAATTTGAAGACCAAATTGGTGAAGTATCTTTTGACCTTGAGTCAGTTACTGTATCAGTTACAGAAAGAAAACTAAGAGCACAATGGTCACCTGAATTAGCACAAGACGTTTCTGCATTCCATAACATCGACGCTGAAGCTGAATTAACGGCTTTATTGTCTGAGCAAGTAGCGGCAGAAATCGATAGAGAAATCTTGAGAGACCTTAGAAAAGGAGCGGCTTGGAACCTAAGATGGGATTACAACGGATGGAGAAGAATTTCTCAAACAACATCATACACTCAAAAAGACTGGAATCAAACATTGATCACAGCAATCAACCAATTGTCGGCACAAATCCACAAATCAACATTGAGAGGTGGGGCTAACTGGATTGTTGTTTCTTCTGAGGTTTCAGCCATCTTTGATGACCTAGAGTACTTCCACGTATCTAACGCTTCACCTGAGCAAGATCAGTACAACATGGGTATCGAAAGAGTTGGTACATTGGCAGGGCGTTACCAAGTGTATAGAGATCCATACTTCCCAGCTAACCAAATCCTTATCGGACACAAAGGTTCATCTTTGTTAGACACAGGATATGTATACGCTCCGTATGTACCTCTACAATTAACACCTACAATGTATAACCCATTCAACTTTACACCTATCAAAGGTATCATGACTAGATACGCTAAGAAAATGGTTAACAACCGTTTCTATGGTAGAATCACAGTTGATGGAGTTAGAACATTCGACTTACAAGAATTGAGATAATCAATATCTTTAGAATAAGAAAAGGTCAGAGTAATCTGACCTTTTTTGTTTTTATATAATTAGTTTTATTACGTATTATACTACGTAATATTACCCAAACAATAGTAGTAACGACTATGTAATGTGATAGTTTAGAGGGTACCAAAAAGTGGTTTTTCCTTATATATACGAGTATCTATTGGTGTAAACAAAATAAAACCAATAGAAAATGAAAAATTTAAAAACACTTAAAAAAATCTTATTAGCCGGATTATTCGGATTTATAACAACAACGTCGATGGCAAATCAAACAGGGTCAATTTACAGCAATCAACAAGAGATTATGTCATTTGAGGTTAAAGATCAAACTTGTCACAACAATAATGATGGTAGTATTGAGATTAATATCGTAGATGGGAATAACTACTTTTTTTCTTGGGATAGTGGTGTGAATACTAAAGATTTATATAATCTTTCAAAAGGTATTTTTAGAGTTAAAATTGAGACCCCACAAGGTGAAATAATTTGGGCATCATTTACTGTTGATTCACCCGATCAATTACAAGGTATGATAACTCAAGATAATTTTAATGGAATTGTTAATTTAGATTTAATGGTACAAGGTGGCACATCACCATATAATTATTCTTGGAGTAACTCACAAACCACTGAAGATCTTTACGGTATAACTGAAGAGGGTATATATGAAGTTAATATTACAGACGATAACGGATGTTCATTAAATTTAGGAACTTATGTTATTAACGAACAAACATCCTCAATAACTGAAAATACTATTTCAAACACAGGTGAAAAAATAGTATATGATTTAAGTGGTAAACAAGTTATTTTAGATAATTCACCATCTGGTATGTATATTATTTTAGAAAACAACAAAACAACTAAAATAATCAAATAAAAACATAACTGATTATTGAAAAAGGGGTAAGAGATTATCCCTTTTTTTATTTTATAAAAATTAGTTTTTATTACGTATTGTACTACGTAATTTTACACATATAACAATAGAAACGACTATGTAAATTGAATGTTTAGGGGGTGTCAAAAAGTGGTTTTACCGACCAATCTCAACTATCTATTGGTATAACAAAATAAAAACCAATAGAAAATGAAAAATTTAAAAAACTTAATCACAACAACATTAATCAGTTTAGTAACTGTAATATCATTTGGTCAAAAAAGTTCTGTATGGGCAACTGTAGAAAATATAGATCAATTAAAAAGAAATCCACAGTTCACATCAATCCTTACTAATCAAAACATTTCATTAACATACAACAAAGCATTTTCTTCTTCAAAACAAGAGTCATTACAAATGGTATATGAATTTACTTGTAATTGTGATGTGACAGACTTATATATTACATTAAGTAGAGTGAGTGGTTTAAAAGGTGTTGAGTATGGACCAACATACGAAACATTAGAAACACCGAATGATTATAGTTTAGTTTCTACAACAAATTGGGCTTTAGATTTAATTGGAGCACAAAACGCATGGGTTTATACAACAGGTGACCCAACTTTAAATGTAGCGGTATCGGACCAAAACTTTTATAATAATCACGAAGAATTAACAGGTAAAATTAATTATTATGACAACACAAACACAGCAACAAAAACACATGGTACGGCCGTGGCAACAATAGTTGCAGGAAACACAAACAACTCAATCGGTTTATCATCAATCGGTTACAACACAACCCTTAATCTTTATAGAATGAACTATAACGAAATGTTAACCGCTTCTTATAATGGGGCTAGAGTTATTAACTTATCTTGGACTTCAGGATGTTTTTTTAATACTTACGCACAACAAGCAATTGATGAGGTTTATAATAACGGAACATTTATCGTGGCGTCAGCAGGAAATGGTTCAACATGTGGTGGCCCTAACTCACTTGTTTATCCCGCAGCTTACAATCATGTATTTGCCGTAACAAGTGTTGGTTCACAAGATAACATAGAAAAAACAATCGGTAATCCAAACACAAGACACCAAACAAACTCATCAGTTGATATTTGTGCACCCGGACATAACGTACCATTAACCGCAGCACCAGGATGGTATTTAAACTCTTCAGGCACTTCATTTGCGGCACCTTACGTTACAGGAACAGTTGCTCTTATGTTATCGGTAAAATCAGATTTAACAAATGATGAAATTGATTCAATTTTAAGATTAACAGCAACAAACATTGATACTTTAAATCCAAATTATATTGGTATGATCGGTTCAGGAAGATTAAACTCAGGATTTGCAGTACAAAAAGTATGGGAAATGACTCAAGTAGTTGAAGACGACGGAAATAACGGTCACGGAAACGATGAAGATGGGGTGGATGATTCTAATCCAGGTCAAGGTAACGGAAATCAAGGAAACAACGGAAATCAAGGTGGGAATGGTAATCACTTTGGTTGGGACAAAAATGAAAAAACAACTTTAGGTGATGATTTATCAAATATGGTTGTAATTGATATAAATGGTAGAACAACAACTTTAGATAACGCATTACCTGGATACTACTTCGTAGTGAATAACGGAATTATAACTAAAAAAATATATAAAAATTAATATGAAAAATAAAAATCACAAGGCCAAGATAGATGATTTAAAAATGATGGGAGTGCTGTTTTTGACAGCACTCACCTTCATGCAGGGACTAAGAATTTTAATTATCGGATCAATTTTTTAGTTGACCCATCTGAATAAACTTCTATTACAAGACCAATCGTAGTTAGAGGATTCACTTCTTGTCCCATTAAATTAACGTACTTAACTATAGTTTTATTAATAGTTTTTGAAACCACGATAGGACCATATGTCTCATACTCACCATCAATATCGTATTGAATTAATCTATAATAAGTTAATTCTTTTTGTGTATAGTCAATCCAAGAATATTTAATTTCTTCTGTTGAATTGCCGGCTGACGGCCTTTTGGCAATTTCTCTCCACATCTCACCATCAACACTTGATTCTAAAGAAAAGTAATCACTATTCTGTTCAGAAGCCGTTGTCCATTTAATAACATTCCATTGTGGGTATGGGCTTGCCTCAAATTGTGTTAAAACAATAGGTAACGCTTGAGGTGTAGAAACAAACATTTTAAACGTACCTACTGTTCCTCCACCATATTCCCAAAAGCGAATATAAATCGTCTCTCCTGGTATAAAATCCTCTCTATAAATCCAAGGCATTAATCCATCTAACGCATCATCGTCATCACATTCTATTTCTGTTAATGAACCTGGTGTTCCTCTATAGATTGTCATCCCGCCATCAGTTATATCTCCAGTTTGAGTATCAAAATCTAAAACAGTAACGTATTGAGGAACTACTACTTTAAACCAAACATCTTGACCTGTGTAAGATGCACAAGATGGAGTTGATTCTGTTGTTGTATTAGTTGAGTTTTCATTTGAATATGTTTTGTATCCTAACCCATCATTTACAGTAAGAAGTATTGCTCCTGCTGGATCGTCATTTGATGGTGGTGGAGGTGGGTCTGCTAACTTTGTAATTGTTATAGAATACTCACCACAAGTAGGTGATGGCCAAGTATCAGTCCACAAATAATACGTTCCTGCTGCTAGTATCTGAGAAAAAGAAATAGAAGTTCCTGATGATGTTACATTGTAGTTGATTACATTTGCATTGCTAGGTGTACATGCAGAGTGAAGTGATAATATTTTATAAGTTCCAGTACCACCTAAATCAAATTGGTAATTACCTCCTCCAGAAGGAATTGTTATTTGCCAAACGGCATCTTCACCATCACCGTATAAAGAAGAACCAAAAGAGTTTACTGGAAAGTCATTACCTCTACCGCAAGTTGTTTGAGTTCCGGTAGTTGTTGTAGAACCTTGTGTTGTTGGTACAGAGAGTGTTGTAATTGTTGCACAATCACTATTAGATGGTAATGGTGGACCAACTGTTGTAGCGAAGTCGTGAAGATATAGAGCCCTGTTTGCGTTGTTGTTGTATATTCTTATTTCTAAATTGGATCTACCATCATCGATGGTTATATTTGAAGTGATGGCAGTTGTTGCTGAGGTTGTATATGAGTTAATTAATTCCCAAGCACCACCGTTCGCTCGCTTATATAAAGCAAATCCACCATTAGATCCACTTACCCTTAACTTTAGTGTTAATGTACCTACACCTCCTGAGCTTATTACTGGTGTGATCAATTCTCCACCTGCTTTTGATAATTGAGAGTATCCGGCAGAACCCGTACCATTTGCAGCACCGCCTGGTGCAACTATTGTCTTGGTGTATAACCAAGTACCACCGTTACCGTTTTGAGTGGATTGTGTTGTTAGATATGAGGTTTGTGAACTCCATGATTGAAATGTTTCATTTAGTTGACCAAATAAAGAACAACTAAATAGCATGATTGCTAATGTAAATAATAATGTTTTCATAATAATTGGTCTTGTTTTTTTATAGTACTTACTTAATAATAAGTATTTCTACTTAATAAATATACTATCTATATTAAAATGACATCACCAAATTATTATTTTATGGATTTAAATTATTATTTATCTAAATTTATCTTTAATTTTTTAATATTTATATATAACAAATAATAAATAAATGAATAGATGGGATATGTTTGAAAGGTTGTTCGCATCCGTTTTAGCGGTAGTTCAACCTTTCATCATTTATTTCCTATACGGTGATAACAATGCTATATCTAGATCTTGGGACACTCCACTCCAACCACTTTTTATAATTACAAACGCTCTTGTTAGTTTTTTCTTTTTTAAAATGCCAAAATGGAGAATACCTGCAATACTTTTATTACTTTTAACTTCTTTTTCAGTAACCGATCATTTTGTTTTACATAATATTTTTGCGGTATCATTTTTTATATTCTCAGCCGTATCGTTATGGAGTATTAAAAAATTCAGGTATTATTTTTTTATATTTTTATTAACCGCTATTTTTCTTTTTGATGGATTATTTTGGGCAGAAACTTGGGGGATATTATCTTTAGTTTTTTATCACACACATTTAACAATATATAGATATTTATTAGATATAAGAAGTCAAAAATGAATGTTAATAATATTGTAAAAAAAATATTAATAGAAGCAAATTCAAGTAGATATGCCGGTTATTATAATGGACCATTAACTATGGGAGAAATTGATTGGGAAGATAATACTTTAGGTCCATTTACTAATAAAGTATCTAAGTTTTATAATGCTGAACTGGAACACGACAGTTATGACGGATCTTTAGACTCTCACAAAAAAGATAGAAAAAGTTTAGAGTCCAAATCACGTAAAATTTCAAAATATAATAAAAAACATCACGAATTAAATGATGAAGATGGTGGAATAATAAATCAAACACCAGGGAAAGGTCAGAAAATAGTGCCAATAGTTAGAGAATGGGTCGATTTAAATAGAATACCATTAAACGAAGATTTGGCCGTTTGGTTTGGTAAAAAGAAAAAACCAAAAGGTTCAAAACAACCAAAAGGACCTTGGGTTGATATATGTAGAAAAGTTGACGGAAAACACCCCCCTTGTGGAAGAAGTGATGCTGATAAAGGAGCCTATCCTAAATGTAGGGCGGCTGGTGTTGCAGGTAAAATGACAGATTCACAAAAAAAATCTGCATGTCAACAAAAAAGAAGGGCGGAAAAAAAAGATACGCAATCAGGTAAAGGACAAAAACCCGTTATGACAT